AACATGGGCGGCACGATGCGTAATATGCCCGGTTACATGGGCGGCGGCATGATGCCCGGTTACATGGACGGTGGTATGATGCCCGGTTACATGGATGGCGGTATGATGGACGAAACTCTTGGCTACACACGCGGCGGCATGAAGGAAGAGAAGCGCGGCCCGATTAAGTATTCCAAGGGCGGTGCCATTAAAGGTAAAAACTATAAGGGGTCTTTTTAACATATGTCTGACCCAACGACCTTTGCATACTCTTTGTTAAGAGCTATACAGAGTCGCATAGAATTAACCCAGAGCTCGATCCTTAATGGCACTCCAAGAGATATGGAGTCCTACCGGAGCCTTACCGGAGAATTACGGGGTCTAGAATTTACTGAACAGGAGATAAAGGATCTTCTGCAATCTTCGGAGGAAGAATGACTAAGACACTATTAGTGCCCGACCATGTCTTGGACTCAATCAAGTCTAAAGAAACAGAAGAGACAAAGCCCTCAAGTGCCTATGTAGAGAAAAGTGAAAAGGTTCTTGATCCTTCTCTTGTTAGTAAAAACTTAAAAGAAAGACTGCCGCAGCCTACGGGTTGGCGGCTACTTGTGATGCCATATATGGGCAAAGCGGCTACTGAAGGCGGCATTTTAATTCCGGATGCGGTTCGAGATCGAGAAGCACTGGCAACGGTTGTTGCTTATGTTTTAAGGGTCGGCCCACTAGCTTATCAGGACCCAAGTAAATTCGGTGAGGATTCAACCGCCTGGTGTGAAGAAGGCGATTGGGTTTGTATCGGACGTTATGCCGGAGCTAGGTTTAAGATTGAAGGCGGTGAAGTTCGCATCATTAATGATGACGAGGTTATCGCTACTATTCTTGAGCCCGATGATATCAAACACGTATAGAAAGAAGAGTTAAACCATGGAGATGTACCATGCCTGAAGAGACAAAAATTGACGTTGGTGACGACGAAGAAGATTCAATTGACGTAAGTATCGATGAAAATTCAAACACTTCTGATGACGATTCTGGCGTAGTTGCGTCGGAAGAATCTAATGAAGAAGAGTTGGAAGAGTATAGCTCTGGCGTAAAAGGCCGCATTAACGAGCTAACTAAACGTTTTCGCGAAGAGGAGCGACAAAAGCAATCCGCAATAACGTTTGCTGAAAACGTCCGCAAAGAAAACGAAAGTCTCCAAGAACGAATTAAATCCTTGGACAAAGGATTTCTTGAACAGTTTGACGGCCGTTTAAGTGTTGAAATGGAGTCGGCTAAGAACACCCTTCGAGAAGCTCATGAAACGGGCGACGTTGATAAAATCGTGTCCGCTCAAGAGTCTATGGCTGAATTAGCTGTTCAGAAAAGCAACCGAAAAAGTTTACAGTCATCTGAGGAAGATGAAGGCGTTGCGGTACAGCAGCCTGCTCCGGTACAGCAGCCTGCTGTTGCGAAAGCAGATCCAAAAGCGGAGTCTTGGGCGGCTAAGAATGATTGGTTCGGCCAAGATGAAGTTATGACATATGGTGCTTTTGGTATTCATCGCCGTCTTGTAGAGGATGAGGGGTTTGACCCGTCAACGGATGACTATTATGCTGAACTCGACAATAGACTAAGAAACGAGTTTCCAAATAAATTCGATTCTAAGCCTAAATCCGGGGGAAGAAAAGTTGCGTCGGCTGAATCTTCCAAATCCCGCAATAAGAGTGGACGGAAAACTGTGCGGTTAACGCCATCACAGGTAGCTATTGCAAAGAGGCTTAATGTGCCTCTCGATGAATACGCCAAATACGTGAGGGACTAAGACCATGACTACTGAGAATGACACATCTCGCCAAAAGTCTACGAGAACGCCAAGAGCCAATCAAACTCGTGCAGGGCAAGCACGCCGGGAACCTTGGAAGCCACCGTCCATGTTGGACGCACCACTTGCTCCAGATGGTTACAAACATCGATGGATTAGGTCCGAAGTAATGGGTTTTGATGACCGTAAAAACGTAGCAGCGCGATCCCGCGAGGGATGGGAGTTGGTACGTGGTGAAGAATACCCAGACTTTGATGTCCCAACCGTTGAAGATGGTAAACATGCTGGTGTTATAGGAGTAGGTGGTCTTTTGCTTGCAAGAATTCCACTTGAGATTGTTAAGGAACGTGACGCACATTTTCGTGGCATGACTCGCAATCAAATGGCCGCTGTTGATAACGATTTAGCTCGTGAACAGCATCCGGCAATGCCGATCAATAATCCTGATCGGCAATCTCGTGTAACTTTTGGAGGCCCTCAAGACGAGGGCTAGGAGATCTTAAATGGCTAATAGTAATGGAAGTTTTGGCCTACGACCAATTAGTAAATTGGGCGGAGGTTCAAATTCCACTGGTCTTACCGGATATACTCCATATGAAATTGCCTCAGACAATACTGGCAAACTCTACCACGGACAGATAGTCGTTCCCCTCGCTTCTGGGTTCATCGACCATACATCTAATGCCGCTGGTGGAACTGTTAGTGCTCTGGGTGTATTTCAAGGATGTGAGTATGTCTCAAGCACCACTGGAAAACCTGTTTGGAGTAACTACTGGCCCGGTTCTGGGGCAGATAGCAACCATCCGGTTAAAGCCTTTATAAACGACGACCCTAGTCAGTTGTATGTAGTTGCAACGGACGCATCGTGGACAAGCGAAGCAAACGCACGCGCAAGTGTGTTTTTGAATGCTAGTACGTCTACGGGTATAACGGGAACCGATGCTACGGGTGTATCATTGGGTCGTTTGGCTGTCAGTACCCTAGCAACAACCAATAGCCTTACTTTGCGGGTTATGGGTTGGACTGAGGATCCTGAAAATCAGGACTTCGCAGCCGCTGGAATTGGCGCAATTGTCAGGTTGAACAACAGCTTTAATGCACCTACTGGGTCCATTGCTGCTGGCACTGTTTCAACCACTGGCGTATAGGAGAGGATTGAAAAATGGCTATCAGTAGAGCCCAACTAGCGAAAGAGCTAGAGCCCGGTCTCAACGCCCTTTTCGGCCTTGAGTATGCCCGGTATGACGATGAGTCATCGGAAATCTATGACACGGAATCTTCAGAACGTGCTTTTGAAGAAGAAGTGATGCTTTCAGGCTTTGGGTCAGCACCCGTTAAGCAAGAAGGTTCAGCGATTACCTTTGATGATGCACAAGAAGCGTATACGGCGCGGTACACGCATGAGACTATTGCGCTTGCTTTCTCCATTACGGAAGAAGCAATCGAGGATAATCTTTATGATCGCCTCGCCTCTCGCTATACGAAAGCTTTGGCACGCAGCATGGCCAACACCAAACAGGTGAAGGGTGCAGCTACGCTAAACAACGCTTTTGATAGCACGTTTGCGGGTGGTGATGGTAAGGAGCTTTGCGCTACTGATCATCCTCTTGTAAACAATGGGTCGCTTCGTAACGAGCCCAGCACAGATGCTGACTTGAACGAAACCAGCCTTGAGAATGCTCTTATCGACATTGCAGCCTTTGTTGATGAGCGCGGCCTTAAAGTTTCGGTTCGTGGACAGAAGTTGATTATCCCCCCCGCACTTCAGTTCGTGGCGGATCGTCTTCTTGAGTCTACTCTTCGTCCAGGTACTGCGGACAACGATGTTAACGCAATGCGTAACATGGGTATGCTCCCGCAGGGTTATGTCGTTAACCACTATCTGACGGATACGGATGCATTCTTCATTAAGACGGATGCTCCTCGAGGTTTCGTTCACTTTGAGCGTATGCCGATGTCTACGAAGATGGAAGGCGACTTTGATACAGGCAATGTACGGTTCAAAGCCCGTGAGCGTTACAGCTACGGTTACTCTGATCCACGTTGCGTGTACGGATCTAAAGGCGCATAAGACTAAGGGGGAGGGTTTTCTCTCCCCCTAACTTATTTTTCTGGGAATCACTAGCCCTAGCGACTGTCCCAGCAGACGCTTACGAAGACTCTAGGGCCAATCTCTCGTAAGGAGGAACCCAAATGGGTAACACGACTTTTAGCGGTGCCGTCCGTTCAGAAAACGGTTTTGAAGACATTAGCATTGCCGCCGTTACGGGTGCGGAAACCACCAACAGTACCTTTAGTAACAACACGTCTATTGGTGGCACTCTTTCCGTAACTGGTGCAATTTCTGGCACGTCAACACTTACTGCCAGACGCTCTATTAACACCGATTTCAATGCCGCTGGAGCAAAAACACAGACCTTGACGGCGGCTGAATCAGGAACTTTGTTTTTGATTAACGGTGCGGCAGCAAATATTGTTAACCTTCCCGCGTTGGCTACAGGCAACGTAGGTGTAACCTATGAGTTTCAGCTTACTGTGGCTGTCGGCGGAAGCGTAACAACTACATTCGTACTTCCGGGTAGCGCGGTATCTAATTTCCAAGGCATGTTGTCCCTGGTGGCGGGTACAGCGGCTAACGCCGTTAGCGATGTTGCAGGCGATACATTGACGCTGCCAAACTCAACGGTAGCTAATGCCCGTATCTCGATGACTTGCGTTGCCGATGACGGAACCAACTCCACTTGGATGGCAACGGCCCTATCTACTCCTATTGCAACTATAAATTAATTTGTTTTGGGTGGGGGTTTAACAACTCCCACCCTTTCACAAGGAGTTTGGCATGGCTGATGCTGTAACAAAAACTACTGTAGAAGACGGTCCTAAAAGGGCTATTATTTACTGCACGAATACGAGCGATGGAAGTGGTGAGGCTGCTGTTGTTAAGGTAGACGTATCCGCACTTTCTTCCCTGCAAGACGGAACAGCTTGTACGGGTGTTCGCATTGAGAAGATTAAATTTTCTAATGTTGGGATGGGTGTCAAACTTCTTTGGGATGCTTCCACTGATGTTATTGCGGTAGAGCTCCCCGCTGATTATTCGGATACCCTAGATTACTCCGACATGAGTGGTCTTCCTAATGTTGCGGCCGCTGGAGGCAATACAGGAGACATCCAGCTTACTACGGTAGGTCACGGCAGTGGTGACACGTACTCGGTCGTTCTTCACTGCTTGAAACAGTACTAAGTAATATGTCTGATAATCTTGACAGAAAGAATGAGCTAGAGCTTGTCAAGATACAAGGCGACATAAAGCTTCTCTCGGAGAGGATACACATTATAAAAACAAATGATCTTTATCATGTCCAGAAATCTCTAGATTTGATTACTAAAATTCTATGGGGTGTGGGTATTTTAATATTAGGTCAACTTGCTATTGGTGTGCGTCTGGCTCTTTTTGGATAGGAATTAAGTATGGCAACGTCTGGTTCGGTTGATTTCAACTTAGACATGGCTGAAATTACGGAAGAGGCTTTTGAGCGGTGTGGCCTAGAGTTTAGGACGGGATATGACGCGAAAACGGCTCGTCGTTCTTTAAATCTTTTGTTTGCGGAATGGGCGAACAGAGGGTTAAATCTTTGGACGGTTGAGCAAGTTGTTCAGTCTTTAGCTAGGTACTCAACATCCTCCTCCGTATCCGAGTATCCAATAGGAACAATTACAGCTACGGTGGGGTCCTCCACAGATTTAATTGTTGGGCGCACCATAACAGGGTCAACCAGCGGAACAACGGCTTCCGTCATTACCAAGCCTAGCTCAACAACCATAACAATTACGGTGCCTACCGGATCGTTTACGGCCGGCGAGACTATAGCCAGTTCCGCCAGTGATGAGTCCGGAGTGTCTACTACTATATCAGCAGACCCGAGTCTGAGCGATGTTCAATCTTCCGTAAGCGTTCTTGAGGCGGTTATTCGGAGAAGTGGCTCAGATGTTGGGATTAGCCGAATTAGTCGAGGTGATTATATAGACACTCCTGATAAAAACACCCAAGGAAGACCGTCTCAGTTTTTTGTTAACCGCCAGGTTACGCCAACGATCACAATGTGGCCTGCTCCGGAAAACTCAACAGATCAGCTGATTTATTACAGAGTTCGACGAATTCAGGACGCTGACTCTGGTATTAACACTCCGGACATTCCGTTTCGGTTTTTGCCCTGTCTTACGGCTGGTTTGGCTTACTTCATTGCTATGAAGCGGTCTCCTGACCGCTTGAGCTTTCTTAAAGCAATTTATGAGGAGGAGTTTCAGAGAGCAGCCTCGGAGGACAGTGAGCGTACTGCTCTTCGTCTTGTTCCGTCCTTTTCCTCCCTGAGTATTAGTTGATGTCTCGTTACGCTGCCGGAACACATTCCAAAGGCATATCCGACAGGTCCGGAAGGGCCTATCCGCTTCGTGTAATGCTGAAGGAGTGGAACGGAAGTTTAGTGGGACCCGACGAGTATGAATCAAAACAACCACAGATAGAACCGAAACGAGTTAGGTCTGATCCGCAGGCGTTACGGACAAGCCGTCCAGATTCCGTTGAACCTGCGGTAGCAGCAATTCTTCCTTTAAATCCTTTTCAATCTTCAACTAGCGGTTCTGCTGTTATAACCGTTAACGAGCCTGGCCACGGTAGATCTACGGGAGATACGGTTCGTTTCAGAACCGTAGAGGCTTTTGATGGGTTTACCGCAGCCGTTATACAATCTTCAAGTGGATATTCCATAACCGTGCCAACCGATATTACTACTAAAGATGATTTTTATACGTTCACGGCTTCCAGCGGTACGGCTACGGTTGGTGATCTTGAAGGTGGCGGAGGAACTGCTTCTGCCGGACCCGTAACGCTTCCCGCATTGCCTGTTGTTGATTTAGGCAATGGGTATATCACCTAGTTAGGGGTCTAAGATGGCATATACATACACCACTTTGAAAACAGCTATACAGGATTACGTGCAAAGCACGGAGACAACGTTTGTCAGCCAACTTCCGCGTTTCATTCTAAACGCCGAAGAACGCATTTTAAAAGAATGTCAGCTTGATGTTTTCAGAAAAAATTCTACGGGCACCGCGAGTTCCGGTAATTCTTATCTGTCAAAGCCTAGTGACTTCCTCGCGCAAAACTCGTTAAGCGTTTTAAACGACTCCAACAAAGAGTTCTTGCTCTATAAGCAGGTTACTATGTTGCAGGACTACAATCCAAACCCCGCAACTACAGGCGTTCCTTTGTATTATGCCGATTGGGACGAAAACACGTTTCTGTTATCCCCGACACCTAACGACAATTTTACAATGGAATTACATTACTTCTACAGGCCAACGTCAATTACAGCAACGGCAAGTGGAACCAGTTATCTTGGAGATAACGCCGAACTGGCTCTTTTGTACGGCAGTCTTGTAGAAGCTTACACCTTTATGAAGGGCGAGGCCGATATTTTGGGTCTTTACAACCAACGATTCCAAGAATCTTTGCAATGGATGAAGAATTTAGGCGAGGGATTACAAACTAGGGACCAGTATCGATATGACCGTGTCCGAAGGGATGTGGCCTAATGTCGGAGCTTGCTGGCGTCAGCGAATTGGGAAATCCTTTGGTCTTTACTTCGGACAATAGCGGTCATTCCCCTGATCAGATGGCCGAAATGGCTTTAAACAAGATAATGATAGTCTCGGACACAGCTCCCCCTGTTATAAGAGATCAAGCATATGCTCACAGACAACGGTTGAAAGAAGTGTTAGTCTTTTATATGAATAAGATGTGTCAGAGCGAACGAACGACTATTTGGGCTTTGATGAAGAAACAGGGCCATGAGGACATGGCCGAGATTATAAGGAGGCTGTAATGGCTGTAGGAACATCCGGTATTTGCGGCACGTACAAAAGAGAGATAAACGCGGGAATCCATTTTTGGACCTCACATTCCCGTGGAGATGGTAGTTCCATAGCAGCGGATACATTTAAGCTGGCTATGTTCACAAACAGTTCGTCTATCGACGCGGACACTACGGGGTATACGACGAGCAATGAAGTTAGTGGTACTAACTACACGGCCGGAGGCGCGTCTATAGCGAGTGCTACGATTGGCCTTGGTGATAACAGTAGTTCTGTTCCCACAGCATTTATCGACATGGCTGACGTAACTTTTTCCACGGCTACTATTAGTAGTGCTCGCGGTGCTCTGATTTATAACTCTACGTTGGCTAATGCGGGAACCGCCGGAGATACTACTCACGCAGCCACACCGTCTGTTTGCGTAATTAACTTTGGCGCGGACAAGTCGTCTAGCGCGGGTGACTTTACCATTACGATGCCTGCCAACGACGCCAACAACGCATTGATTAGGATCGCCTAATGGCCGACAACCCTAACCTTGGAGGATGGGGAAGAGAAGCTTGGAACGCGGGTGCTTGGAATACTCCGTTTACTGTTGAGGTTACTGGTGTTTCTGCGGCTACGGCGGCTGGTAGTGTACAAGTAGATATTACCGTACCTGCTACAGGTGTTTCTGCGGCTACTGCGGTTGGCAGCGTACAGATAGACATTACTGTTAATGTTACTGGTGTTTCCGCCGCTGCCGTTACCGGAACTCCGGTTGTATCGGGTAATGCTAATGCGGATCCTACGGGAGTTTCCGCCGCAACAGCGGTTGGCAGCGTACAGATAGATATAACGGTTCCCGTTACAGGACTCGAAGCCGCGACTGCTGTAGGGCGGGTTCTTATATGGGATCAAATAGTCCCCGGTCAAATTTCGGGATTTGTCCCAATAACTTACACACAAGCGCCTAATTGGACTAGTATAGCGGCATAGGAACGGAATCATGGCATCATCATTTACAACAAGTTTTGGTATTGAAAAAATAGGGTCCGGAGAGCAGTCCGGAGCTTGGGGAGATACCACAAATCACAACATAGATATTTTAGATCGTATTGCCTCGTATAAGTCTGTAGGTCTTTCCGGAACCACGCACACCCTTACCGTCAGGGAAGCTTCTCCTGGTGCAGGAACCGAGAACCTCCAAGACGGCATGTATCGAGTGATTAAGTTTACCGGAGCTTTGGGCGGCAACAATACTGTTACAATAGCGCCTAATACGTCGTCTGCTTTTTTCATTATTGAAAACGCCACTACGGATTCTGGTTCTAGTGGTCCTTACTCAGTAATTCTTACTCAGGGTTCTGGAGCAAACATCACTGTTCAGAATGGTAAATCTGCCATTGTTTACTGCGATGGAGCGGGATCTGGCGCAGCGGTAGTAAACGCCATAGCTGATCTTCAGGTTGCAACTTTAGAAGTCACTGGCGCTGCGGCGGTTGACGGTCTTTTAACCGCCGGAGCCAGCGTGGCAGTTACTGGTAATGTAACCGCGACAGGAACAGTTGAGCCTGCCGGCGACACCGCTGCCGCTGACAATGCTGCAATAGGTTATACCGCCGCCGAAGGTCTAATCCTTACTGGGCAAGGTTCTACCAACGACGTGACTATTAAGAATGACGCCGACGCCGACGTAATTGAGATTCCAACCGGTACTGTTAATGTTACAATGGCCGGAACTTTGGGAGTTACCGGAGTAGTGTCCGGCGCAGGGTTTACTGCTGGTAGTGCTGTTATCAGCGAAGCAGAGTTAGAATTACTTGACGGAGTAACGGCTGGTACAGCGATTGCTTCTAAAGTAGTTACTACAGACGCAAATATAGACACTACGGGACAAAGAAACCTTACCATATCCGGCGAATTAGATGCTGCAACCGGAGATTTCTCGGGCGCTGTTGACATTGCGGGAGCACTGACTCTAGGCGGCACAGATCTAGCTGTCTCCCACGGCGGGACGGGGGCGGGGACATTTGCCGCCAACGGAGTTATCTTTGGAAATGGGACAAGTGCCCTTGGTGCTACCGCCGTTGGCACAGACGGCCATGTTCTCACCTCGAACGGCTCCGGTAGTGCACCGACATTTCAATCCGCTGGCGGCGGGATTACCATTGGCACGCCACAGACCACCGGCACCGCAAGTTCCGTAACCTTCACAGGTGTACCTGCTGGCACAAATCAAATCGAGGTGTCGTACTTCGGGATCACCTTTTCAACCTCTGCCGTGGCCCGGCTGCGGCTGGGCGACAGCGGGGGTCTTGAAACCTCCGGCTATCTATCCAGTGTCGGCAGTCACTCCGAAAGCACAAACCACACGGACCACATGGCCCTGCACAATAGTGGGATGACTAGTGCCGGAGCTTCGTGCGTTATTCAGTTGAGCCGCGTTACCGGCAACACTTGGTCGATGCACTCCGTCTCTCGGGGAAATCTGACTAACTCCGCGTCGGCAACTAAGGCGTTGTCCGGCGAGCTAACGCAGTTGCAAATTTTTAGCAACACGGGGAATTTTACCGCTGGCACAATCCAAATAATTACTGAATAAACGGAGGCAGTCATGCCGCAGAGAATAGAACACAACCTGACGACTGGCGTGACCCGCACGCTTGATTTGACGGCAGACGAAATCACAGCATTGAACGCGATGCACGCGCGAGCGCCTGCTGAAAAATGGGCGGAAGTACGCAAAGAACGCGACCTCCTACTCAACGCTACTGACTGGTGGACCATATCAGACAGCCCGGACATGACCGACGCACAAACGTCCTACCGAAAATCCCTTAGAGATCTGCCAGCTAATCACGGCGATCCGTTTGACATAACTTGGCCGACCAAACCCTAATGCCGCTAACAAAGATACAATTTCGTCCCGGTGTTAATCGAGAGACTACCTCTTACGGTAATGAAAACGGCTGGTTCAACTCCGACTTGATTCGGTTTCGTAAGGGTCGCCCGGAAAAGATGGGGGGATGGGAGCGTTTAAGCGCAAACCCCATAGACGGTGTTGTCCGATCTCTACATACATGGGCCGCTCTGGACGCCTCTAAGTTTATGGGAACCGGAACGGAAACCAAGTTTTTTATAGAAAAAGGTGGTGAATACAGCGATATCACTCCGCTGAGATCTACGGTTACCTTGGGTACGAATCCTTTAAAAACAGGTGCTGCGGGAAGTGGTGTAGTGACGGTTACGGCAAATGCTCATGGTGCAGTAACCGGAGATTTTGTTAGTTTTAGTGGCGCAACTACAACTGATGGCGTTACCGCCGCACAGCTTAACATTGAACATCAACTCACAGTGGTTGATTCCAATAGCTACACAATTCCTACGGCGGGGTCCGCAAGCTCCGGAGCCACGGCAGGTGGCGGTTCTGCAATTATTGCAAACTATCAGATTAATACCGGTCTTAACACCGTAGTAAGCGGAACAGGTTTTGGAGCAGGCCTTTGGAGTGGTTTATCAACGGGGTATTCTCAGACTACGTTGAATGACAGTGGTGGTATTAATGCGTCGGTTACCTCTTTCACGCTTACAAGCGGGGCCTCTTTTGAAACCGCCGCAACCACGACCAGTGCCAACCTTACGATCATTAGCTCTTCCATTTCGGTGGCGGATTCTAGCGGGTTTCCGGCAAAGGGAACCCTTCTGATTGGAAGTGAAAAAATACGGTACGGGACAAACGTCGGCAACGTGTTTGGAGACATTGTTCGCGCTGAAGACGGAACTACGGTTGCCACGTCCTCAAGCGGAGACGCAGTAGTTTTTGTTGGTTTGATGCTTATAGGCAGTGAGCTGATTCAGTATACCGGGAAGTCTACCCATGTGATTGACGCGGGTGTTGTTCGAGGTGTTCGCGGCACTACGGCAGCGGCGCACGCCGATGGAGTAAACGTTAAGGAAGCAAACGACTTTGTAGGGTGGGGTGAATCTTCCAGCACCGCCGCGAGCTCGGGGTCTAACATTCGTTTGTGGTCACAGGACAACTGGGGCGAAGACCTTCTTCTTAATGTTTTTGACGGAACCCCGTACTATTGGGATAAGACTCTGGGCCTTGGTTCACGGGCCACGGACCTTGCTTCACAATCAGGTTCTTCCGATTCTCCGACAATAACGCGCCTTATTATGGTTTCCGGATCAGATAGGCATGTAGTTTGTCTGGGATGCAACCCTTTAGGTGAAACTGCTCAAGACTTACTTATGGTTCGTTGGTCTGATCAAGAAAATCCTGTTGATTGGACGCCTACCGCTACGAATACAGCAGGATCTCAACGCATTTCTTCTGGGTCTGAGATTATAGCCGCGCAGGCAACTCGCCAGGAAACGCTTATTTGGACAGACACAGCACTTCACGCAATGCGTTTTACGGGGCCTCCGTTTACCTTTGGGTTTAGTATGCTGGCCAACAACATCTCAATTATAGGTCCCAATGCGGTAACTACGATTGGCAACAAAGTCTTCTGGATGGACCGCGAGAACTTCTACGTTTACACGGGCGCTGTTCAGGTCATCCCCTGCACGCTTCTCCGCTATGTGTTTGATGATATTAATCTTGAGCAGAGCTTCAAATCATTTGCGGCATCCAACAAGATGTTTGATGAGGTTTTCTGGTTTTATCCCAGCGCAGATTCAACCGAAATAGATCGCTACGTTAAGTTTAACTACAGTGAAAACACTTGGGATTTAGGAACTCTGTCAAGGACTGCTTGGGTAGATTCCGGTGTTCACGATAATCCAAGAGCCTCTGGCACCGCCAGCGATGTAAATTATGTTTACATACAAGAGCTGGGTGACAGTGACGATGGTTCGGCTATGAACTCCTTTATTGAATCCGCCGATTTTGATTTGGGGGATGGCGAACAATTTATGTTTGTTAGCCGCCTTATTCCGGATATTGACATTACAAGCTCTGATTCAACTGCTTCGGTAAACTATGTCCTAAAGACACGGAACTTTCCTGGGGACAGCTTGACCACTAATTCTACTAATGCGGTTACGTCTACTACAGAGCAGTCCTTTCTTCGCAGTCGGTCACGTCAAGCTACGTTGCGAATTGAAAGTTCGGCATCAGATTTGACGTGGACGTTGGGTGATCTTCGCCTTGATCTTCGCCCTGATGGGAGGCGGTAGTGGCTAGCTTACTGGATAACAGTATGCCTTTAGCTCCGGACCAGTACGAGCCGGAAGTCTTTGTGCGGATTCTTAAAGACATTGAGATGGCTCTCACAAAGATAGAGTTTCCTGCGGTTGTTAGCGGTGAAGACGACACCAATGGCGTGAACTGGTTTATGAACTGATGGCTTCAGCATATAAAAACATAGTGACGACTGTTGGGTCCACGGGTGATGTGGTCGTTTACACATGCCCTGCGGCTACTGCTGCCTTAGTTAAAAACATCAACCTGTACAATAGCCATACGGGTTCTATTGTGATATTTTGCAAAGTAACCGATAGCTCCGCTTCGGCAACGGTGATTTTGCAGAAGATTACTCTGGCCACTTTGGCTTCTTCTTCAGCTACCGCAGACGCTTCCTTCACAGGTCCTTTTGTCCTAGAGGCAGGCGATACGCTAGTTCTCAACTGTGCTACCGCAGCAAAGATACAACTCTTTGCTAACGTTCTGGAGCTTTCCTAATGGCTATAAACACCGCCCCTAAATATGCAGGAGAGCCGACCACGCAATCCGTAGCTAGTGGTTTGGCCACTCTAGGTCGTTACGGCGACAACTACATGGTACATGCGGCGGAAGGGGAGACGATGATCCCCAAGGAGGTTTTTGACGAAAACCCCACCCTAAAGCAGGATCTATTCCGCCAGATGGCGATGATGGGTATCAAAGACCCTAATCGTTATGTTGTCGGACACGAGCTCAACTCTATAAATCCGGATACCGGACAACCAGAGTTCTTCTTCAAGAAGATATTCAAAGCCTTTAAAAAGGTTGTTAAGAAGATTGCGCCGATTGCGGCGCCGATTATTGGTAACATGATTGCGCCGGGTATTGGCGGTCTTATTGCTTCTGGCCTTGTTACAAAGATGCAGGGTGGTTCGTGGGGAGATGTTGCGAAGTCTGTGGCTCTTAGTTACGGAGCAAGCGCACTTACTTCAGGTATTGGTGGCGCGTTGCAGGGTACGAGTTTTGGAAATACAATTGGTATGGGGCCTGTTAATCCCACACAGGGTGGTTTCGGTGGATTTACAAGCGGTTTA